ATTCATGAGGAATTTGCTGGACAGGGATCGGGTTGACCCAGAAGGAACGTGAGGATGCCGGACTCGTCAGTCCTTTGAAAGATCAATCTGACTGATACGTTTGGCTCTTGCCCGTTCCTCGGGAGTAGGGTCCAAACCCACGGTGCGGATTCGTTCTTCACGGGCACGTTTCTGGACGAGGTAGTTCAACCAGGCCAAGCGACGTTTGCCCGTGTATTTTTTGAATGCTTCCCGGTCGTCGGGGTGCAGGTGATTGAGAAGATCATCCATAATAAATTTCCAATAAAAAGGATATCAATAGCATCATATTAAACAGTTCAATATAAAAAACAATGAAAAAACGTGATCTCAGGTCTTGAAACCTTAATATCAACCCTATTTATTGATACGCATATGAGTACAGAAAACCCCGATATTCGAGCACGACGTGCAAAGCAGATTTTAGAAGATCCGCTTTTCTCGGAAGCAAAAACCGAACTGGAACAGTACCTATTCGAACAGTGGAGATCCACTGCACTTGAAGACGTTGACCGGCGCGAGAATATTTATTTTGTGCTCCAAGGGGCAGAACATTGGCACCAGCAAATATCCCGGATCATCGGTGAGGGTTCCGTTGCCCGGAATGCTGGTGACAAGCACTTGAAACAAACCCGAACCAGATTGAGAGCATAGATGGAACAAACAGCAATCCCGGCAGTCACGGGAACTGAATTCGATCAGAGTGCAGCAGCAATCGCAAATTATCTCAATTCCGAATCCGAAGAAACCGAACCCGAAGCAGCAGCAGAAATTAGTGCTGAAGAGGTCGAGGTCGAGGAGGAAATAATTGATGATGCCTCAGAACCTGAGGGTGAAGAGGAAGAGTACGAGGATGAGACCGTTGAGGCAGCCGAACCCGAGGAACCATCGATGTACACCGTCCGCGTTGACGGTCAAGACATCCAGGTCACCCAGGCGGAATTGGAGGCCGGTTACAGTCGACACTCGGATTACACGCGGAAAACGCAGCAAATCTCCGAGGAACGGAAACGTATGGATTCCGAACGTCAGCAGATCGCTGCAGAACGAGGTCAATATTTCGAGGTCCTATCTGCCCAGCAGCAGGCACTCGAGAAGGAAACCAAATCTCAGGAGTACACCCCTGAGTATTGGGCGCAGTTATCTCAGACGGATCCGATTGAGTACATCCGTCAAAGGGATGAGCTAAGGGATAAAAAGGAAAAGGAACGTGAACTTTCTGCAGAAATGGGCCGAATCCGGGAGGTGCAGGCCAGGGAGCAGGAGGAACGCATGAAACAGATCCTGACACAGGAAAACGAGTACCTGCTGAATGCCGTCCCCGAGTGGAAGGCAAATCCGCAGCAGGCACAGGAAGAGAAGATCCGTTTACATAACTACGGTTTAGAGAATGGGTTCTCGACCGATGAAATGAGCCAGGTCTATGATCACCGGGTGGTCGCAACCCTCCGAAAGGCGATGCTTTACGACAGTCTCATGAAAAATGGGCAGGTTGTGAAAAATCGCATCAAGGAGACCCCGACCGTCGCAAGTGGTTCCACTCCGCAGCAATCCCCAAGACGTCGTCATTCCGCAATTTCGAAAGGAAAAATGCGTTTGGCAAAAACAGGACGGGCAAATGATGCCCAGGACTTGTTTCGTCAGATGCTCGACGATAACCGGATATAAAGGATAAAAAATGGCAGCAGGAGCTTTAGTTTCCAATGCGATGACGACTTACATTAGTAAGGCGTCCGGTAAAGGTGGGGTCCGAGAGGATCTTTCCGACATTATATATAACATTTCGCCAACCGACACTCCCTTCATGAGTATGGTCGGGCGAAGGAATGTAACGAACACATTGTTCGAGTGGCAGATCGATAGCCTAGCAGCTGCCGCCGACAATACTCAACTCGAGGGTGAAGAATTAAGTCGGTCAGCATCGACCGCAACGACCAGGGCAACGGCAATGTGTCAAATCTCGTTCAAGGATGCGACCGTGACCGGGACCCAAAGGTCAGTATCCCATGCCGGGGCAAACGACCAGTTGGCACTGCAGATGACCAAAAGATCGAAGGAACTGAAAAGGGACATCGAGAAAATGGCAACTTCTAATAATCAAGCAGTCACCGGTGATGCAACGACCGCCCGGCAAACCGGGGGGTTAGGTTCCTGGTTTACTTCAAACGTGTCACGTGGGACCAGTGGAGCTTCTGGATCATCTGGGACCACGGCAGCAACTAATGGAACCCAACGGGCATTAACAGAAGCATTTGTTGAAACCGTGGCTCAGTCTGTTTACACGAATGGTGGTGAAGCAAAAATAATTATGTGCGGGCCATTCAACAAAACAAAAATCTCCGACTTTACCGGACGCTCCAATTCCCGTCACATGGTCGACGAGAATGCCGTCTCGAATAATGTCACGGTTTATGATAGCGACTTTGGAAATTTCAAAGTTGTGATCAATCGTTTCCAGAGGGAACGGGAAGTGTGGATGCTCGACCCGGAATTTGCACGACTTGCATTCCTCCGGAATTTTTCAGTCAACGAAATCGCCAAGATTGGTGATGCCGACACCCGTATGATTAATTAAGGTCACTTTATACAGTAATGTATATCGAAAACCGTGTGAATTGCAGGGACACCCAGAACGGGCAATCTGCAGCGAAGCCAGGAAACTGGAACGTTCAACGACTATCCCGAAAGGGAGTAGGATCAAGCGATCCGAAGCGCACGGCAACCCTCTGGGTTGAAGAAATAGTCTCATCTGCCGGGTTGAACCGGTAGCAGCGAAAGCGGTCTGGGGAGTAGCGTACCCAGATGAAGATAGTGTTTAGCGGAGTGGGGGTTACAGGTTGACAATGAAGCAGCACATGGAATCGTCGCAGACTTAAACTCTTCTTAATCAGTATCGGTGCCCCTCCGGGGGCACCACCTCAACATGAAAGCAATACTTGACCACAAAGGTGGGGTCTTGACGACTTTCCACCAGGACGGTTCGGATCCTGAGGATCAGTTTGCAATCCATTCAGTCCAGAACGTTGCTCCACTGATTGAAGCAAACAAAGCCTGGGCCGAGGATTTCGACCCGAAGGCACACTTCAGACCCGTCGCAGAAATACCTGAAGTCCTTGTGGGTCAGATGATGCGCGAGGGATGGTTCAATGATAATAAAAAACTCAAACAATGGCTGAATGACTCGGACAATCGTGCCTTCCGGATATGGCCCGGACGAGTCTAAAGAAAGGGAATTATGGCTGCAGGTAAACCAAAAAAAGAACCAGTACGAAAAACCAACGATGAATATTTAGAGGAAGGAATCATCGACGTCCTTGGATTGAAACCCGGGGAACGTGCCCAAACTTTCGACCGTTCCTTCGTCACGAGATTCCACAAGGAACATGCTCCCTATGGGGACATCAAGCTGATGGCATTGATTGCAAAACATGCGAAATAAATGGCACTCGATACCTATTCGAACCTGAAAACGGAAATTGCGGATTGGTTGAACCGGTCCGACCTAACGACCCAGATTGACACGTTCATCGATCTGGCGGAGGCAAGGATGAACCGGGAACTCCGGGTGCGGGATATGTTGTCCAGGACGACCCTTTCGATCTCATCTCAGTTCACAAGCCTCCCGTCGGATTTCATTGCAATGAGGAACATCAACCTCGATACCTCACCGTTGACAGTTCTCCAGTATGTCACCCCCGAGTACATGGACCGGATCCGGAGGAACAGGTATTCGTATTCGTCAACATCGATCACGGGGATGCCAGTGTGGTACACGATCAAGGGGAACGAGATGGAGGTGGTGCCGAACCCGGATTCTGCGAAAACTGCGAACATCACCTACTATGCGAAAATCCCGGCACTGACGGATTCCGCAACCACCAATTGGGTGCTGACCAACCATCCGGAACTGTACTTGACAGGATCCCTGGTGGCAGCATCCGCATACCTCATCGAGGATAACCGGATCCCTTTATGGGAAAACGGGTATCAGAAGGCAGCCGAGGACCTCAAACGTGCCTCGGATAATTACGAAATTCCACGTGGAGGGGCAACCCGTATACGTGCATCAGTATTGGGAGTCTAATGCCTACATCAACCACCAGGTACAGTTTCCAGAAACCGACCGTCGGCGGAGATACCGATAACTGGGGTACACTGCTGAACCAGAACTGGGACTCGGCGGATACGAACATCTACTCGGTGCAGACCACTGCCAATGATGCACTGCCTAAGGCCGGGGGGACCATGACCGGGGATATTACCCATGCCTCCGATTTCACCATCGATTGTGGTGGAGACATCACCCTCAGTGCAGACGGCGACCAGGTCAAGATGGATGATGGCACCACAACCCGGTTCCAGGTCGACACGGCATCCGGGGATGTGACGATGACCGACTCCGATGCAGGTACGGCACTCGGTCCGGAACTGAAACTCCACAGGGATTCTGCAAGCCCGGGAGATGATGACGTGCTCGGTGCAGTGACCTTTGCCGGAGAGGATGACGGAGGAAGTGAGGTTGCCTATGCCAGGATTCAGACGGTCGCCAAGGATGTTTCCAACACCACCGAGGATGGGGATCTTCAACTACAGACGATGAACAATGGAACCCTGGCGACGGCACTCACCGTGAAATCCGACGGGGACCTGGAGGTCGGCAACGGAAAGTACATCGGATCGACGACAACCCCGACGGCAATCCAGATCGAGGCAGACGGGGATGTAAAACTGGCAGGGGACCTGATTGTCAACGACCTTGTCATGCAGAACGACCGGGGGCATTACCGTTTGGTCGAAGAAGAG